ACTTTGAGAAACAACTTGGCCAAGCTAAGTTGCAAACCGATAAGGTTAAGATCGTCCATGAGTTTAAACTATCCGATGAGCTTAGTGAATTTGTCACTGGCGAATCTGTAAGCGAAATGCGAGAGAGAGCTGAAAAGTTGTCCAAAGGCATGAAGGTTACTGGCGTCAATATTGATAAAAAAGAGAAGCCTCAAGATAAGGCATCCGACTCTAAAGCTCTAGCTGGTAAATTATTCGGCAATAAAAAGGCTGACGACTAACCGTTTAATAATTTACAAAGGATTTATATTATGGCTAACCCCCTATTAACCACAGCCTTAGATCTTGCCAACCACACTGGCGAATCTTGGACTAAAAACATTCGTCTTGGCGTATTGTCACGACTTGCACCAACACTTCCACAAGTTAAAGTCGGAAGCACAGACCACTTTACATTTACTGGCACTCCAAAAGCAGAGCTAGTTGGCGAAGGTGCAAACAAAAGCTCTAACGATGGTACACCTACTAAGGTTACTGTAACTACTTACAAAGTTCAGATTACTTACCGCTATAGTCAGGAACTAATGTGGGCCGATGAAGACTATCAGTCAGGCATCGTTGATAGCCTAGTTGCTAATGTTGCAACAGCTATTAGCCGCGCTCTTGACCTAATTGCTATTCACGGTATCAACCCTAAGACTGGAGAAATCTCATCCAGCGTAACTAACTACTTTGACAAAGCTGGCAACGGTGTTGCTCGTGTTGTATCAACTGGCGATGTACAAGCCGACCTAGAAACAGCAGCTTCAGACCTACAAGAAGCTGGCTATATCGCAACTGGTATAGCTCTAGATCCTGTCTTTGCTGGTCAGTTAGCTCGTAAAAAAGACGGCGAAAACCGCCCGCTTTACCCAGAACTAGGTTTAGGCTTCGGATTTGAAAGCTTCCAGGGACTAACTGCCGCTTCTAGCGACACTGTTAGTGGCCGACAAGAGCTTGAGTCAAGCGAAGTTAGCATCCAAGCTATCTTGGGCGACTACCGAGCCTTCCAATGGGGCGTAGCTCGTGAAGTTCCACTAGAAACCATTGAATATGGCGATCCAGATGGACTTGGCGACTTGAAGAGGACCAACGAAATGGCTATAAGGGCTGAAGCTGTCTTCGGTTACGCAATCTTCGATGGTGCTGCCTTCAGTATCATTAGCGAAGCAGGAGCAAGCTCTTAGTAGCTGCCCTATTCCCTAATACAGATTAAGACCGCTCAGGCGGTCTTTTTCTTTTGTGCTAAAATATGCTTATGGCTGCACGAAAAAGACCTTACTTAAATCAATTTACTGGCGATGTAGTAGTTGTCACTAAACAACATGCTAAGAAACTATCTGAAGACTGGCAACCAATAGAGTTTATAAATAATGAAAAAGGCGAGAGAGTTATGCGGATGCAATTTAATGGAGCTGTAGTAGACGTCTCAGAAAACAAAGAGGACAAAAAAGATGTCGTCTGAGCTGCAAAATAAATATATAGCCGACCTTGTAGTTATGAAGACTAAAGAGTTCAAAGAGGTTAAGGAACTTATACTGTCCAGTGGTATTGTTGGGGAAAATGCCGAAACCGTTAATAACGCTCAGACAATTGCAGATATCAGTAACGTCCTGACAGATCTACAAGCATATAAATTTATAGACTTGCTCATATCTTCTAAAGAGCCTAGCCGATCAACTAGCTATAGTAATAAACGCATACTTAAAACAGCCGAGCTACTTGATGATATAAAGATTGAGATAGATAGTTGGGATTTTTCTTAATGGACTACAGTAAACTAACTAAGAAGATCTTGCCAAAAGTCCTAGCCGCCGTAGCACTAATTAACAACCCTGAAGTAGCTCCAGAAGTTCGCAAGCTTAACCAAGAGATACTCCTACGGGAAGTTGGCCTAGCTACTTATGAAAAAGTATATAATATGAACGCTTTTGATTACGAGATACCTCATACTAAAGGCCCAGGAATAGACGATCGCTATTTTGGTATGGCAAAGGTAGCTAGTGGAAGCGTATCAACTGGCACTAAAGGTCTTGAAGAGTATATAGACAACTACCTCATGTCCTCAGCGGCTAAGGCCCAACAGGACTCTTTTAAAAATGCTAGACAGACTAGGAAGTTCCCAACAGTTAAGCGTACAGAGAGCGGAGATGCCTGTAAGTGGTGCAGGTCTAAGGTAGGAAGCTATACAGATCCTTCTTCAGATGTATTTGCTCGACATGGTGGATGCGAAGGTAAGATAGTAACCGAAGGCTTTAAGTCACGTAATGGCCAGCTTAATAACTACAAGACTAGTCCCGATAACAAGTCCATCCTGTCCCAAGGAGGCCTAAGAACAGACAACGCTGCTCAGAAAGCCATGGAGAATGCTCTTAACGCTGGGAACACCGCCAAGGCGCAACAAATTGTAGATAGTATACAGAATCAAGATCTAAAGTCGGGCTTACAAGGCACTATAGATGCTCTAGCTGGTAAAACAGGTGGTGTTAAGGTTGATCCAGTAACTAAGAAGATCATAAGAGCTTAAATACGGTGGTGCAGATCATACTAGAAGGCAGTATCCCAAGCAAAAAGAATTCTAGGATAAATTTAAGATCTGGCGTATCAATACCGAGTACAAAATTTGTTCAGTGGCAAGAGGCAGCTCTTTGGCAGGTAAGACAGCAGACTAGACATCGATTCTTTACACCTGTAGAAATATCAGTAGTTATATACTTCGGAACATTAATAAGAGCTGATCTAGATAACAGACTTACAAGCATATTAGACATGTTAGTTGATGGGATGATAATCCGAGATGATAAGTGGCAAGACTTACCAAAAATGACAGTCTCGGCAGTCTATAGAAAGGGTAATCCTGGCGCCCTGATTGAGCTAACAGAGGTTGTTGAATAGTACTAAACTACTTATGCTACAATTAGGGTATCTGTTATAATAAGTATCGATAACAACTACGCGAACGGTTGCGGTAAAACTGGCTTAAAAGGAAGATAATGGAAAACGAGCCGTTAAACCCACTAGTTAGCATATCCAATAAAATAGCACATGAAATGCTTTTCTGTCTTACCTCTAAATCTGCAAAAGTTCAAAACAAATACGATTATTATGACGCCGACAATGATGTAAGAGACTTTGGGATATCTACCCCAAGAAAGATGATCCATCATAGGCCAGGAGTAGGATGGGCCAGCCGAGCTGTCAACACACTATCTGATCGCGTGGTATTTGACGGCTTCGCCAGCGACACCTTTAGTATTAACGAGTTGTTTACTGATATTAATGCTTGGAGCGTTATAAATAAGGCCAAGCATGACGCTTTCATTGCAGGTTGCGCTTTCATTGCAGTTAGTGACGACATCGATGGCAATAAAGTAGTTATTCCCTTCACTGCTCAAGAAGCTACTGGAGTGATCGACCAGAAGACAGGAATGCTTAAATACGGAATGGCAGTGACCCAGTGGGCTATCCCTAAACCTAAAAAGCCTGGTCTTGGCTTTGAGCCAAGAGACTTTATAATCTTTACCCCCGACTTTACTGCTATATATGAGGGTCGCACAATAGTTGACATAGTACCTAACCCAACTGGTAGATGCTTATTACATCCAATTACTCATCGTGCTTCTGCCGACCGTCCACTTGGTAAGTCCAGGCTAACTAATACAGCTCGAAGAATCATCCAGGAAGTAGGAAGACTCAAACGCCGCGAAGAAATAGCCGAAGAGTTCTATGCTTTGCCACAGCGCTATATAAATGGTCTAGCAGAAGGCGCTAAGAAGGATGATAACCTCGACTCAGCCATAGGTAAGGTATGGGCCATTACAAAAGACGAAGACGGAGACAAGCCAGACATTGCTCAGTTGCCTCAGATGAGTATTGATGGCTTTATAGGCGCCAAGAAAGACAAAGCTAGAGACTTTTGCGCCGAGACAGCGCTTACTCTAAGGAACCTAGGCTATGAGAGTGGCAACCCTAGCAGCGTAGAGAGCCTAGCCGCAATGTCTGACGATCTTCTACTAGAAGCTACCAATAGCCAGTCAGAGATGGGCGAACAGATTAAACAGCTTGCTATAACTCTAAGAATGGCTATAGACCAGATAGATATTGTTCCAGATGCCCTAAAGGACCTTACACCTGCATGGAAGCCAATATTCCAGGTGGATATTGGGGCCGCAGGAGATGCTATATTCAAGTTATTCCAGACTATGCCAGAACTCCAAGGTACTATGGCTGGATACCGATTACTTGGTATAGGTGTAAGGGAAGCAGAGGCACTGATGGCCCGAAGAGTATCAGCGCCAGTAACAGGCTTTATGAATACAGGAGGTCAAAGCAATGGCTCTTAATCCATTTACAACCATAGAACAACTAGAGGCCTTCTGGAAAGACCTTACAATTACTGAAGGAGACCGAG